TTTATTTATTGATAAAGTTCTTTCAGTAACAAAACCACAACTTTTTTCTAGATTTAGATATGATGAAGGTGATATTAAAGAAATACACAATTCTATTATATCACATCTTATTGAAGAAGGTGATTATAAAAAATTAATTTCTTATTTAATAAAAGGGAAGTATATAACATCTAGTGATGAAACAGAAGAATTAATTGTAGACGTACTACCAAATATTTTAGATCATTTTGATTTTTTATACGAACCAAAAGAACTTATCAAAATGTTATCTAATTTAATACCTAGAATCACAAGTAATTGGCGTTTAGTTAATAGAAACTTTTTACCTATTTTAAAAAATTACGCACAAAAGAATGGTTTAACACTTATAGATAAAAATAAAGGTTATACTTTCAATAAAGGTGATGAAGGTACATTAATTAGGTCTTTAATTAATTACATCAAAGAAGTACCTGTATTACCTAAAAAAAATAGAAAAGGGTTTTTAGATTATTTAGGGTTAAAAAATAAATCTAGAGGACATTATTCTACATTTTGGTCCGCAGCACTTCAATCGGGTATTATCCAAAAAGTAGGTAGTGGGAAAAACACTACATATCAGTTAGGACCTAATTACGAAAACTGGGAAAAAGGTAATATAGTTGCATTTTAGTCTATTTCTAATATTTATATTATATATTAATATGAATAATTATGGATAGAGCGGAACAATTAAAAATATTTGCCCGTAGTTTAGGTGACCCAATTTATGCAATAGAAACGTTTTTAAAGACTTTTGATTTAACACAAAAAGGTAATGTACCTTTTAAGTTATATTATAAACAAAAGGAAATTATAAATTCCTATGAAAAACATAATCGTAATATTGTAACTAAACCTAGACAGGCAGGTGTGTCCACAACAACGGCAGCATATATTGCAGTTAAATGTGCATTTGGTGATCGTGATAACCCACACAAAGTTTTAATACTAGCAAATAAACAGACTTTAGCACAAGAATTTTTAAAGAAAGTAAAAGATTTTTTAGATCAAATACCTTATTGGGTATGGGGTTTGAATGAAAGTACTGATTATTTAGAAGTTAATTCCAAAGGACATTTAAAATTAAAGAACAATAATTGTGAAATTAGAGCACTGGCAACATCAAAGGACGCATTGAGGGGTTTTACTCCCACTTTTTTAGTTATGGATGAGGCGGCATTTATAGATAATGGTTCTGAGGTATTTGGTGCGGCATTAGCATCTTTGGGTACAGGTGGTAAGGTTTCTCTTATATCTACACCCAACGGAATGGATCCTTTATATTATAAAACATATGATAACGCTAGAAAAAAGGATAATAATTTCAATATAGTTGAAATGAAATGGTTTCATGATATAAGATATAATAGAGGTTTATATTGGAAAAAAGAAGATGAAGAAGATATAAAATGTGATACTGTTGGTAGAAAGAAATTGAGGTGGGAATATAATGGTAAAATTTATGAAACAGATGAGAGTACCATAAAATACTATGATGTAATGATTAATGATGGGTGGAAACCATTGTCTCCTTGGTATGAAGAGATGGCGGCAGATATGGGTGACCCAAAGAAAATCGCACAGGAATTAGATGTATCCTTTATTGGTTCAGGTGGTAATGTTATTGACGATGAATATATAACCTATCACGAAACAAATAATGTTATTGAACCAGAATACTATGCGGAAGTTGAAAAATCAATGTGGATATGGAAAAAACCCGAAGAGGGGCATAAATACATTATGGGTGTTGATGTAAGTAGAGGTGATGGAAAAGATAGTTCTACAATAGTTATATTGGATTTTGAAAATTTAGAACAAGTTGCGGAGTTTAAATTTAAATTACCACCAGACATATTGGCAGAAATTGTGTATAAGTATGGTAATTTATATAAGGCATATACAGTAGTTGATATAACGGGTGGTATGGGTGTTGCAACAGTATTAAAATTGTTGGAGATGGAATATAAGTATTTACACTATGATGACCCTAAGAGTAGAAAACTAAGTGAAAAATACGCAAAAACTGTTTATAAACAAGGTGATAAAGTTCCGGGATTTAATGTTGGTAATACTAGATTACAGATGATTTCTGAATTAGAAGAACATATAAGGGAGAATAAAACGATTATACGTTCACAAAGAATGATATCTGAACTTAGGACATTTGTTTATAGAAATGGTAGACCCGATCATATGGATGGTTATCACGATGATATTATTATGGCGTATGCAATGCCAATATTCATTGTACAAACATCCTTTAAAAAATTAGAACAGGTTGAAAAACAAACAAAGGCGATGTTAGATAGTTGGGTAAACACATCTTCACAGAATGGTACAACTACTAAAAATAATAACCATACTAACCCATTTTATGTTAATACACCAACATATCACCCTAAACAAAATAATGGTAATAATGATAATGGTGAATATAATTGGTTATTTGGTTTGTAATAACATTTAATTTTTTTTGATATTTATTATAATATACTTAAATAATTAATTAAAATGGCGAGAAAAACGATATTCCAACAATTAAATGATTTATTTGGACCAGAGGTTAAGAAACAACAAAATAAATCATCATATTCTTTAAATGATAAAGAACTATTAAAAACTAAATCTAAAGAAGAATATGAATATGAAAAACTACAAAGACAACAGGATAAGTATTTGTCTAATATGTGGACAAAGGTTGATAATGAAATTTATCAACATTCTGTATATTATGAAACAACAAGGTTAGCATCTTACGCAGACTTTGAAGGTATGGAATTTTTTCCTGAAATTGCAGCAGCATTAGATATTATGATGGAAGAGTCTACAACTCTAAATCCAAATAATAAAGTAATAAATATATTTTCTGAAAGTAAAAGAGTAAGAAGAATATTAGAAGATTTATTTTTTAATAGATTAGATATTCACACTACTCTACCTATGTGGACAAGAAATACTTGTAAATATGGTGATAATTTTGTATTCCTTAATATTGATAGTAGTGAAGGTGTTATGGGTGCAAAACAATTACCAAATATAGAAATTAGTAGAAAAGAAAATGAAGGTTTTGGTGAAAATTCATCAAATGCGGAAACAGATAAATATAATCCCGTTAAATTCGTTTGGGGACAAAGAGATATTGAATTTAATGCGTGGCAAGTTGCACATTTTAGATTATTAGGTGATGATAGAAGATTACCTTATGGTACTTCAATGTTAGAAAAGGCAAGACGTATTTGGAAACAACTATTATTGTCAGAGGATGCGATGTTAATATATAGGGTAACTAGGGCACCAGAAAGAAGAATCTTTAAGATTTATGTTGGTAACATTGACGAACAAGATGTCCCTTCTTATGTACAAAAGATTGCAAATAATTTTAAAAAGACACCCGTAATTGATCAGAACACAGGACAGATTGATACTAGGTATAATCAAATGGCACAGGATCAAGATTATTTCATACCTGTTAGAGACCCTAACGCACCTAGTCCTATAGATACTTTGGCGGGTGCTACTAACCTATCTGAGATTGCGGATATACAATATTTACAGAAAAAATTATTTACTGCATTGAGAGTACCAAAACCATTTTTGGGTTTTGAAGAGGCGAATGGTGAAGGTAAAAATTTGGCGTTACAAGATATTAGATTTTCTAGAACTATCAATAGAATACAACAAACAATGTTGCAAGAATTAAATAAAATTGCAATCATACATTTATATATTTTAGGTTTAGAGGATGAATTAGAAAACTTCACATTAACATTGAACAACCCATCTACACAAGCGGAAATGTTACAAATTGAACAAACACAACAAAAAGTAACATTATACAAAGATTCTGTATCTGATGCGGGTAATGGTTTTGGTGCGATGTCAATGACTAGGGCGAAAAAAGAAATCTTAGGTATGTCAGAAGAGGATATTAGGTTAGACTTAGAACAACAAAGATTAGAGAAAGCGGCAGCAGCAGAAATGGAACAAACCGCAGAAGTTATTAAGAAAACAGGTATATTCGATAGAGTTGATAAACTATATGGTGATTTTGACGCATTAATTAGTGGTGCAGGTGAGGCACAAACGGGTGAAGAAGGAGATACTGGTGATGAAGGTGGTGGATTTGACTTTGGTGGTGCAGATGTAGGTGGTGACACAGGTGGTGAACCAGAACCTACTGAGGAATCTGTAAATAAAAAAGATAACCTACTATTAGAACAGAATAAAAAACTATACGAAAATAAAGTAAAAAGATATCAGAATATCTATTTAAAAAGACTAACAGAGAGTTTAAATAATAATAAAAATATATATGATTTAGACGATGTTGAAGATAATACTGATAAGTTAAATAAAAAAATAGAAGATATTACTAAACAGATTGATGATTTAATCAAATAACGATATATTTATAATAAAAAACTATTATGGAGAAATTTGGTAATTTAAAAGATACATTTAATAAGATAATTTTTGAATCGGTTATTCAAAAAGATGAAAAGGGTAAAAAAGTATTCTCAAAATTTTTAACAACATTAAAAGAGAATAAAAATTTATCGGATCAATTTTTAATTTATAAAAATCTACAAACTAAAAAGTTTGAAACAATAGATGAGGCAAAGGAATATGTAAAAGAAAATATTACATTATTAAAAGGGTTGAATGAAAACGTTTTAAATAAAGGAAATGTATTTTTTAAGAAACTATTGGGTGGTAAAAAAATCGTAACTGAAAATGATTCATTTTATGGTTCAATAGAGTATTTGGTAAAAACAAAGAAATCACCTTCTAATATCGAAAAAATGAATGAATGTATTAGTAATATTTCTAATACTATGTTAATT